TCAACTGGGGGTATGCACCCATAGGATGCGCCCACGGAGTTGAAGAAATCTCCTGGCCGCTCCTCCACAAGCCGGCCAACCACCTTGTCCACATCACCAATCATGCTCTCGTACAGGGCTCCCACAATGGGAATATCCCGGTTGAGTGATAATCCGCATATGCCTATGGCGGTGCGCTGCTGGTCCAACGTTGCCCATTGTTTGTCAATGTGCAGCGTGTCCTGAGCAAGAGCCTTCCATATGTTGCGTATCATCACCCACCCGTTACCCGTGTTAATGGGCCTGCACTGGCAGAACTCAGCGTGCTCCAGGGAATAAGCAGGCGGCTCCACCTCCATCTCGAACCCATACTTGAGGTGGTGCTCCACCAGCCCAAGTATGAGATCCTTGTGGTGGCGCTCAACAAACACCCCGCAGTCATCACCATCATCAATGAACCGGTACTTTATGCCCAGCCCTTGCAAGAAGCTGTAGCAAAGCAGACTCATGATGATGACGTTACCCAATGCGGTGTTTGGATCACCTGACATCCTTGCCCCGTCCACGCTGAACTTGACATAACCTTCCTTGGTGCGCCCGAATCCAACGTTGTGGACTTGCCATGCCAAGAGACGCTGCAGCAACGGATCATTCTTGTAAGCCGTATTGTACACCATGTGCTCGAACCGCAGAGCGGAAGCACTGACGTGCTGGTCAAACCGTGATGCATCAAACCCTATGTAACACGGATCAGTAAACTCTGACCAGTACTTGGCCATTGTACTCCCGCGCTGCACAGGGTTATCACACTTTAGGACCACATGGTGCCCAAACAGCTCATCAATCGCTTTGTATATGCGCTTCTCAATTGGCTTGATGAACCTGCCCAACTCCAGAAGGTAAGGTGACTGGCGGGGTTGTATAAGGCGAGTACACGGATTTGGTTTTGTACTCGCATTATAGAACTCCGCCTTAATGAAGACACCAGTATACCCATCCTTCCTACGGAGCGATCGCTTCTCCATAACACCTGCCGCGGTTGCGTATCGAGCCCTTCTGGATCCAGAGTAGTGTTCAACGAATCGCTGAACAGACATTCTGCATGCAGATGAGCGGACTCGCTTCCCGATCCTCTTGGCGAGTATACTGATGGCTTCAAAAGCCCCTTTTTGTGGCTTAGGGCATTCCCTGAAGCCACCACTCCCGTCTTTGACATAATAGAGGCGCTCCATCAAGCCTCGCCAAAGATTTGCAAGGGAGTTATTGTAAACAATTACATTTGGCTGCCACTGCAGCAGCCTTGTATTAACCCAACCCACGATGGAGCGTGTTGTTGTTGTCCAGGACGACCGCACCATAACAGCCTGGGGATGAGTGAGGTTGGAACTTGTCTCACTACCCAGACCGTCGACCCGGCACCACTAGGCAGGAGGGGGAGGCTGTGCCTTATAGCCTTGTGCAGCATCCGACCCTGTTGCATCCGTTGACGTCCTCACGAATGTGAGATCTATCGCCGGTTGCAGAGCCTGGACGCGCAAGCTCAACCGCACATGCTGCTCCTTCCACTGCTCTGATAACCACTTACCCACCACTATTCTATTAGCGGGCGTGTCCGACGGCAGCTGAAACTCAACCTTCGCCAGTAATGCCCACTTAGTGGCAAACTTGATGTGGTCGGCTGCCAAAAGCTCGTTTGGCACATCTGCGAGACTACCATCTTCCATTACGGAGATGATTCCGCGCGTGCTGAGCTTGCCCTGCAGCCTGAGTAACCTCCTATCCCTGTCGGTCTGATGCCTATCCCACCTTGCCGCCAAGCTTGTGGTGTATGCCTCATACCATGTGCCGAGGAACAGGTCGCGCACTCCCACACCACGTGGCCAAAACCACCATGTTAGGGATGCAGCAACTAACGCCAACAGGCACAGAGAACATATCTTCAGACCAATCCATGCCACCTGAACCACACATACAATCCTAAAGAGGAGGGGAATCTCCGTAGGGTCTATGTGGACCTCTTGGGGGATATTGTTAGGGGGAGTGGGTGTGTCACACACCATGAAAACTGTCATCATAACCACAAACCACGTGTAAGCCCCCACCGTGCCCACATTCCTGAGAATCTGGGTGACAGTGTTAATGCTCGGAACCGGAATGCTTATCTGAACTACATCCATGGTGGGCTGGCGGACCCAATAGAGGAAGCCTAGTGATTAACCACACACTCGGCTAATGTGTGGTACCTAGTTGCGACTGGGGGTCGGTCACCACCCAGAAGGACAGCAAGTCACGTGACGAG